GTCGGCCACCCTCGATAGGCAATCTCATGGTCAAGCTGTAGGGGGTCGGTGCCGTTCCAGATGGTCATGCGAAAATCCCACCAAAACTGCGCTTGCGGTGAATGCGCAGCCCAAGGATGATGACTATCCAGCTTCCTTCGATCCGTTCGTAGGTAAAAAGTTTCGGCTGGATCGCCACAGACACCATGTTGCTGTGGCCGCCGCCTGGTTTTCCTGGCTCGCCACTCTCCCACATGACGCGAAATAGGCGGAAATGACCTTGGATTTCGTCATACCGGAAAACAGTCTTCATTCTTAGGTTAGCCATCATTCATTCTCCTGTGTGGTGCGGGTCGGTGCCGTTCCAGATCATCAATATACCTCCGGTTTCGCTTTGGGCCGCGGCGAGGCTACTGGTGCATTGGTCTTTTCACAGAGCGCCACGGCGTCGGGGAAACTTTCCACTACTCGCGGATAGTGTTTGTTGATGCTCTGGATGCACTCAGGCAATGAGTCAACCGGGTATTTTACATACGCGGGAACCCCATGAACCTGAAACAGAAACCAAACCCATACGATAGTTTTCATCACATGCTCCTCATGCTTAGTGGGACATAAGCCTGCCCTACACCCTTCTCAAGTCGGGACTCAATCATCTTGGCCTTTTCCATTATCTCCAATATACGGAGGATGTTATGGGCCGGGGTACGGTCTTGCAAAAAGTGAACGAGTCGGTGCGCGCCAACTGGTTTTTTGCCGTCCCGCATATAGAGCGTATATAGGTGGTGGAATGTGTCCTCAATAACTTGACTGTCCCCTCCTGCCGCCATAGCCTTAAATATATCTGGCATGTAATACTCGGCCTCGAAGAGCCAATCCATAGCCTGCTGGAGATGCGGAACGTCGATAACGAGTCGCGTGCTCGTAGAGGCAGCAGCAACCATCGACAACTTGAGAATGTGAGCTGTTCGTCTTGTAGCATAGTGGGCAAGCCTCGGATGATTTGGCTGTGGGTGCTGACCACCCAAATGCCATTTGTCGATCATTTCCTTCGCAGTTTCACTGAACGTGTATTTGCCGTAGAGGTCTCCAATCTTCTGGAGGCTTTCGGATAGACTTTCCATAAACTCTACGTCATACTTTGTCTCCTCGAACAGTGATCTTAACTCCCGATCGCCACTATACACAATGATAACTCGGGACATAAAACCTTGATCCCAAGCTCCTGGCGGAATAGTCTCTCGAAGATAACCCGGAGTACAACCGGCTAGAAGATTGATGTTCGGATTTGGTATCTCGATCTGGAGTTTGCTGGTACGTCTGGACTCGCTGTAGTGTTTACCGTCGTAGAGATCAGTAAGGGTGTTCATAAACTCATTATCATACGCGGTTATGAGTACCCCAAGCTCGTTGCTGCCGATGAGCAAAGAGTTAAAAGATATTACAGGTGGAACCTCGCCAACCCTAATAACTCTACGCTCAGCGGCAGCAAGCTCGTCGATCAAGGAAGCCTTAGTTACGTTGCTTCGCGCAAGATGGTGCTCCTCAAGTTTACCCCATAATTGACGTGACTGGTCAATTACTTCGGTCTTTCCAACTCCAGGTGGCGCACAAAAGACAGTATACAAATTGGGATACAGATTACTGCCTTTTGTACGAACCCATACCTTACGCTCAAGCGCACCAGCTACTGCGGCGATCCCTGCCCACTTACGAAAAATCTCGGGGCTTGCAATCGGAGAGGTAGCTTTTACGAATGAGTCTACCCAATCAGGATAAGAAGCTTCCGAGTCGCCGTTTTGTTTGGGGCGGGACTCGTTCTTCTTTCCCTGTCCATTTCCGAAGCCCATTAGGGTTCTCCCATAGTCCCTTTTCTTTATTGAATTTGGCCTTGGCCCAATTCCAACCAACAGCTGCATCGAGGGGCACAGAAAACTTCCTGCCTCCGGGCAATTCGATTGTTACTTTAAGCAACTCTAGTACTCGAGGAAGCAGCACATCGAGTTTATCGTAGTCTAGCTGGAACAAAATAGAGTCGTGTACGGGCATCCTAAGATCGGCCTCTGGCATGTTGGCCCAAAGATTGAGCCAGCCGCGATCTAGTTCTTCCCCGGTGTCGGATTGAGGATCGTAGGCGATTGCTGCCCGTAGGGTGTTAAGATCATTCGCGCGATCAAAGAATATCCTGCGTCGGCCGAAAAGGTTTGTGATAGCTCCCACGTCCCGTAGCTGACGATGAACCCACCCATGCCAATCCTCTTTGTTGAGGTCTTTAGAGTAGTTTCCTATAAGAGGGAAGGCGTCGAAGTAGGCTTTCTGAAAACGCTCAATTATGAATACCTCCACTTTTGAGTGCATCGCCATTGTTGGAGGAGTTCCGAAATAGTTAGTCCCATGCCCCAACTTTTTGGCCATGTCCCTGTAACTGTGGTCACGATAGAAGGGTGTCTCAGCCAACTCTTTGTCTCGCTTGAGGTCTCCGGTCCAATTAAGATTTGGCCAGACCATTCGGCAGACGGTAGTGTGAAGATCACCTGACTCACAAGCATCGAGGAATTTTCCAGCGGCTTCAGGGCCATGGGACTCGTAGAAGATCGAATATATGCGAGCGCCGACATTTCGAGCATCCGCTTGCTCCAAGTCTACGTTTACGAAAACCTTTCCGGGCTCCGGCTCGAACACTGCCCGCAGACGATCCTCGATGTTTTGCATGTTGCTGCCAGTGCCGAATGTGGAAAGCCTAGAACTGAACCGTCCGGTATCGGTGCCAGCAATATTCATGCTGGTTCGCATATGCCCATCAGGATCAATTTCTGTTTTCAGGAACTGGATTTTCTTCGCGATCTCCCTCATCGCAAGAATGTATCTTGCAAAGACCTGCGGATATAGATATTGGCAGAACCGCTCAAGAGCGTCAGCGTTAACTGTTGGGGAAAAGTTTCCCTTGGAGTCTCGCTTTCGCACAGCCTTCAAACGGAACGTATCATAGAAGAGGCTCTTAAGCTGTACAGGACTACGCCAGTTTATTGTGTAGCCGAGCGTCGCCTCCATGATCGCATCGAAGCGGCTGTTGAGGGTATCCAAGTCTTTGCTATACTGTACGATAGCATATTGTCGAGCAGACTCATTTATTTTTAGTCCCTTAAGACTCATGTAATTAACCACAGGCATTTTGCTCATGGCCGTTTCATAAGTCTGCTTGACGTTTTCCGGTTCTAGTGCTAAGTGCTCTAGCAGCTTGTCTCTTACCTCAAGAGTGACGCAGCAGTCAAGCCCGTTGTAAACCCACGAAGCGTCGTTCGCGGAGAGCTTGTCTGTCGGTCGGAGACTAGCAGTATTAAAAATACGCATACTTCGGAGGCTCCATGTAGGAAATAGGCAACGTTAGTTTGGCGGCAATCTCAATCTCATGGAGTACACCAAGCGACTGCTCCCAACCATCAATCTTGAGTATCCACAACTCATCTGCCTTGCGCAGCATAGCCTCGTTGAAGAATTTCCAAAACTCAGCCTCTACTGGCATCTGGTGAGTCACAGCAAGCTGATGAGTATAGACGATCGGGGAGAAGATGATGTAAGATTGGCACAGTTTATCGTGTACAAAATCGCGGGCGAGGATGAAACGTCGAGTGCGGATCGCCTCGTCTTTGTGCGTGTAGGGAGAAGCAAGATAGATCATTGTCCCATCCTTGTGACTTCGGGGAGATTGAAACGAATGCGCGCCTCATTGGTAAATTTGACAAACCAATACTCACGCGCGATCCCTGTGTCCACCATAGCTTGAGCCAGATGCAAAGCAAGCTCGCGGAAAAACCACGTTTGCGGGGAGCCAGAGTTCAGCATTTTGGTCTCGTCCACGTTGACCGGAACCTCGAATTGCCCACCCTCTGTAGGCCCCATTGGCGAACGCATCTCGACTACATCTGAGAAAAGTGTAGCCATGTGAAGATTGTTCAAGATAAGCCTCCTTTAATAAGGCGCAGAGGTTTCTGTCCAACAAAGACAATCTTTATGTCCTCAATCGTAAGATTGAGTCTTTCAGCATTGTTTTCCTTTATCATCTGTATGAACTCTCGTTGGCTCAAGCGGCTGCTGTTCATGTCGTTCAGATCAATTGCGACTTTGTAGGTCATACCGCCCTCACAAAATAGCGCCGAAAGGTAGGGTTAAGGCTGAAACCTTCGGCAATGAACTGTGCGCGAATTTTGTCTTTAGCCCTTTGATAGTTGGCCTCTTTTTCCTGCTTGCTCAGATTATCCTTCTGATGATAGAAAACATGGCACTGAGCGTTGCGCGATTTGATTTGCCCTACAACTTTATAGGTTTGCATTTAATCCTCCGCTTTTATAGTTTCATTGTCTGCCCGCATGAATTTCCATGAAGGCTCGTCTGTATAGATCGAGCCGAGGAAACCAAGTGACTTTTCCATTTCAGGATACATTGCATGGTGCAAGATCATAGTATCGTCGGCAACCACAGGAACTTGAATGTGGTTTTTCGCCCACAGATACTGAAGATCGTAGGAGAAATTCTGGCCGAGGGCGGGTTTCTCAGCGAGAATTTTTTGAACCCACTTCCAAGCCTGAAATTCTTCTTGAGGAGTGGACCAGTAGTTTCCCCGATCACTGTGTGAATAGAAAGGAATTACCAGTGCCCGATCCCACGTTGGCGCGAAACCTATCTCAGTAATCGTGCCTTGTTTTGTCTCGATATCAACACTGATATCGGTAGCTGGCACAATATACTTTTCATAGAACCACGCAATGTCAGCAATCGAGGGCTCAACGTAAATGAACCGCTCTGGTCTCCGCAGAACAGGAGACATACTCTCGCGCCGAGCCTTTTCAAGATCGGCTATTCCAATCGGCCGAAGTTTCCACTGACGACCGATGGCAGATGGGTGGTAGGTTGGAAACACTTTTGTCTCGCCGTCAGAGGCAAGCAGTGGAGTGCCGCGGTACTTTTTAATACCAAGCTGCTTGGTTAAGGCCCAGAGTGGCACTGCGCCCAATGCGATGATAACATTAGGCCGAACCGCTTTGACTTCGCTCCAAAGCCTATCAAGCTCCGGTTTGTATTTCGCTCCAATCCAGAGATTATTTGCGAGTCTAGGCATGTCGGGGATAGCCAAGGCTTTCGGGGCCGCAAGCGCCTCAAGTTTATTACCCTCGGGCCGCAGATTGAAAACGTTTGTAACGTAGCAATCCTCGTAAGGAATGCCGGCCGCACGAAGCATGGAGCGTAGTACTTGGCCCGAGTAACCAACGAACGGTTTTCCTTCACGTTCTTCTTGCTCCCCATAAGCCTCACCAACAATCATTATCTGATAGCGGCGAGCAATGTCGTCAGTCATGGTATGGCTCTTCCAATGGTTGAACGGTATGGCTCTTCCCTGTCCCACAAAAATTCCCGCAGGGAAAAGCCAAGCATAGAATAAACAGGATCGCCAAGACCTTTAAGGCCCAGTCCTGTTTCAACTCTTTCGCTGCACGTTAGCGCGAGCAACCTCAGCAAATTCGGGATTGAGTTCCAGTCCAAGTGCATACGCTGCGCCGAGCTCGGATGAAACTCGCACAGCATTTCCACTACCTGCTGTCGGGTCAAGCATCCGTGTAGTGTCATCAACAACCATTCGCAGGAAGTGGGTAAGCATAGCTCTTGGTTTTTCTGAAGTATGAAGCTCGTTGATTGAAGGACCTCCATAGGAATTAGCGACTGCCTTAACGACCTTCCTGTCGCCTCGAGAAGCGAAGAACGCAGTCTCATAAGTACGACGTGGACCTCGGTTGGGGTCAGGTAGCATCCCGGTGTTATCAGATTTGTGCCAGATGAGTGGGAATGGGTTGACTGTCCATCCAGCAGCCTCGAGTGCAGTTCTTGTAACTGAGTAATAGTCCATTGAGAACCAGAAAACAAGATGTGCGCTGTTGGACACAATGTTTGTGCCACGACCAAGTACTCCAAGGAGGTTGAAGTAGATTTCGGCGGAGTCCTCGTAGGAGCCGAGAACCTTTGCCGCGCTTTGCCCGCTCTTGTCGCCTGTGTTCACCCCATAAGGAAAATCGCAGTGAAGAAAGTTAAAAGGCTCACCAGTATATTCGTTGACAAAATCAACAAAATTGCCGTTGATAATCTCAGCCTTCGGGGGGATATAGAGAGGTGCAGGCGGGGCTCCGGCAACTGCGGGCTGTTTGGGGAGAACGTCTGCGATGATCTCCTCGATATAATGCTTTGCACTTGTAGCCTTACGTTCCTCGTATCGGCTTGCTGCGTTAACAGCCACGGAAAGTTTGTCAGCATTTTTCACCAACTCATGCTCGAGGTTGCGGGAGACGAGAAGCGCGTTGGAAACCGTGCTCTTGGACATGCCAATGATCTGAGCAGTTTCTTCCATGCTCCAGTCCGGTTTCACCGATTGGTTCAGCTTGTGGAGTTCAGCGACTGAAGTAACATAGTCTTTCCAATCGAGGTCAACACGCTTGACGTTTTCTTCGAGCTCGATCATCTTGCGATCAAACTCGCTGAGGTCCTCGACGTATTGGACAGAGACTTCGGTCAGGCCGAGGGAGCGGCAAGCTGTGTAGCGGCGTTCGCCCGCGATGAGGACATGGTTGCGGTCAATGGTAAGAGGATTGATAAGGCCGCGAGCGGATATACTCGCGGCGAGTTCCTCGATCCCCGTTAAGACTCGTCGTTGACGCTCGTCGCGATTGACAATGATTGAGTCAAGAGGAATTATGGCAAAGCTTCCGCTGGTCATTCACTTTCATCCTCTTGAGCACATTCACCAGCAAGAGCAGAATACCCGGCCATGTCAACGTAGGTATCAAACGTTTTCTGTCCCGTCATTGTTCGTGCCATTTTCTGTAGGATATTCAAGTGAGCAACATCTTCGGCCTCGAGTGTTATTTGCAGGGGATCGACGGTCTTTCCCGCAAATTTTGCGCAAAGATAAGCAGACCATAACATAGCACAGTTTGTCAGATTTTCCCACGGCGGACCATACTCGATCTCGCGCTCAACAACCACGGTCTCTTTGGCGGTATTGAGAATATTTGCTCGAATTGTCATAATTTGCTCCAAGATTAAGGGAGGGGCATTGCTGCCCCTCCACAGTTTTACTCGACTTTGTAGGTCCGGCCGAGTTCCGCATAGAACCTGTTCGGGTCCTGCGGATCGGCGCGGTGGGTGAGTTCCCCACGGCACTGCATCGTCGGAGAGGCTGCGAGCCCCTCGTTCAGTTGCATCCCTTCCTCAAAGCAGCCGAGCGTTTCCAAGAACATTTTGATGCTGTTCAGGGTCCGCTCGCGGGCAACGTCCTCGCCCTCGGCCGTGTTGAAAAGGAACTGCTTGCGGGCGGTGAAGCCAGCAACTTTGCCGTATTCAGCGAGTTGATCCGCGTCGACTTCGAGCGGCTCGACCACGATCATCTCAAAAGTCAGAGTGTCGTAGACAGTGCCGTCTTTTTTCGAGGTGATCTCCCCGGTCTCAGGGTGTTTCTTCACCTGCCACAGATACTCACCGACCGGCGGAAGCGGCGGCTGTTTGATCTCTTCCGCGCGACGGTCGAGCATTTCAGAAAAACGAGGCATGTTAGTCTCCTTGGTTATGTGGCTAGGCCACGTTGCTCCGCGGTTATCCGCGAATTAGAGTGCTTGAAGGCGTCGGATAAGGTCCTGCAAGACCTCTACCTGAATGTCCAGGTTGTTGATGTGGATATTGGTATCCCCGAGACGGGAATAGCCAGTCTCAACGGGGTTCTGTACTGCAGGCGGTGTCGGAGGATTTGGTCCAAAGATTTCCTCAAGCTTTTTCTCAAGTTTAGCGTTGAGGGTTGTCAGCCGGTCACTGGTAAACACCAGCCGATTGTTGATGTTGGACAACTCGGACTCGGTTTTCGTAGCAGAAGCGGCAACTTGCTCAAACATTTCATACTCCTTTCAGTTTGCGGAACAGGTCGGCGAGACCTGTCTCAAGTGGAAACTCCGCGTCGATTTTCAGCGGCGCAGGGTTCTTGAGGTCGAGAAGCGCAGTAGGCATTGTTTGGATTTTGCGCTTGATGAATTTACCTGAACCTGACGTAGAGGCCAAGATCAGGGTGTTGAAGGCCGCAGGCAACTTGGGGCCAAGTGCTTTGCCGACAGAAGAAACAAAGCCTTTGTCAATGCCAGTTGCATCCTTGCCGTAGTCGATGTGGCTGATCACAATGACGTTTGTTTTG